CTTGCTATTACTGGTAAGTTACCTAATACAAGTTGATCACCAATAAAACTAGTAACAGTTATTGCATTACGATTAGCTACACTCATACTTCCTTGATAACGAAACATCCAACTAAGTTGAGGAAGATTACTAAATGTAATTACTTGTGGTGTAATTCTATCTAGTGTATCAAGTTTTTCCATTAATGCACGTGCTTCATTGTAGCGATAGCGGTTTGGCATATCTAATGTAAACTTCCATGGATTCCTTGTTGGTGTTTGACTTACACGAGGTATTTCATTTCGTGTATACTGTATGCCAACTACTTTGCGTCTATCTATTTGTAGACCATTACAGTAATTTAATATTGATTGTAAACCTGACATCTTTTATTCCTTATCTACCATAACTCAATTCTTTTTGTGCCATTTGTACTGACCCAAATAATGTTTTGCGATTTTCAGCAAACAACTGTGCGACTGATTTGGCATCAATAGCACTAATGTTATTTGTAATGTATGTGTTGCCCTGTGCGGCATTACCAACGCTACCACCATTAGGTATAATTGTGCCTGCTGTTTTTGGTACAAACAATTCAGGACCTTTCTCACCAACGATACTTGCTTTGCCTACCGGTGGTTGCCCACCTTCTGCAAACCCAAATAATGATCCAACAAAACTGCCAAGCATATTTGATGCACCACTTAATATTTTACTTGCTGCCGCTTTTAATTGTATTTTTACTAAGTCTTGTATAACACTACGAGCAAAGTCACCAAACTTAAACTTACCTGTTGTAACAAAGTTATCAATAGCACTGTTCATATTACTTGTAATGCTATTAAATGCGTTGCCAGCCATTGTTGCGGCGTTAGTCGCACTTTCAGTATACTTACTAAACGCATCTTGCCAACCAGTAGACCATTGACGACTTATATCAAGCTCGCTTAATTGTGCTTGCTTTAATTGATTGGTTAAATCATATACTTTTTGTAACTCTATAGCATATTGTTGTACATTAGTTATACCATCGTCAATAGTAAATGCTTCTGTAACAGCACCAGCCATGTCAGCTTCTAATAAACGAATATTGCGTTCTATGTCAGCACGTTGTTGTTCAAAGATTGACTTACCCTGCTGTTCTTTACCAAACATTATATCGCTAAGTTGTTTTTGTAGTGTACTGAATATGCCACTAGTGGTTCCTGCTTGGTCTTGCTGACGTTGTAATGATTGAGTAATACGGTCTAAGTTGTTAACACGATCTTGCTCTAATAATCTAGCACTTTGTAAATCACTAATGTATTTTGGTAATGCTTCGCCTTGTGCTGTACTTAACTTTTTAATCTTTGCAATCTCGGCATCAATGATACTTAAACTAGCTTTTTGTTCTTCAGTACCTTGAGCATATTCTTTACGCTTTTCTATCAATGCGGCAACAGCACTTGTCTGTCTATCATATAAATCTTCTAATGCAATTATAAGTTCTTTTTGTTCTTCACTCTTACCAATTAATTGTGTTTCTAATCCTAAACGCTGTAATTGTTCTGTGTTGACTTTTGCGTATGCGTCACCAATTTTATTAACTTCTATTGCAAGTTTTGCTTGACGTTCTGCAAACTCTTTAGCTTTAACACTGGCTTCATCCATACCAACTGTTAGATTGTCAATCTTTCTAATGTCTGCTTGCTCAAATAGTTTTGGTACTTCAACTTTTCCAAAACCCATTGCTTTCTTAACTCTATCAAAACCATCTGTTATAAAATCAAATACAGGTCTTAACGCTGGTATTAGATCCATTAATTCTTCTCTAAATGTAATGATACCAGTTAACAATAAGCCCCATGGACCTGCTAAAAACTTAAATATTAAACTACCAAATTTTAATAATGCTCCACCAATAAGACCTAATACGGCTAGTACTGCGGTAAACTTATTTCCTGCTAATCCAACAGCATCTGTTACTTGTTCAACTGCTTTGCCTAATGTTTTACTTGCCATTATTGTTAAGCCCATACCAGCGTTCATAGCACGTAAAGCATCAAAAACAAATGTGTTAACTATCTTACCTAGATTATATAAGCCTTTAGCTAGTGCACCAAACGCGGCTACTGCTCCAATTACTCCAACTACTTTGATAAGCTTTTCAAATTGGTCAACAGATATTTTAACGTCTTTGATAATATCATTTAAGGGTTTAGCAACGCTTAAGAATGCGGTAGTTAGATTACGCATAATGTTTTCTAAGCTTTGTTGTGCATCAGCCGCTGATTTTATAGCGGCAGTAAATTTGCTAGCATCACTAACTGCTGTACCCATTCCTCCAGAAACACCTGGGAAGTTTACACCACGTGCATTTTTACCAAACAATGCTGTCTGTGCGGCAAGACGTTGTGCCACATTAGTCATCTTACCAAGACCATCAACAGTTTTCTTTAATAAATCTTCTTCACTTAGTGTTTGAATATCTTTTAGTGTAATGCCAACATCGGCTAGTGCTGTTTGTGCTGTATTGCTACCATCAATAGCATCACCAATTGTCTGTACAAATTTTAATAAACTTTGTTGTGCTTGCTCTGCGTTACCACCATTCTGTGCTACAGCATTACTAAAGCCTAAAATAGTTTGAGTAGCTATACCTGTAGTGTCGCTGATATCTTGTATAGCGTCAGCAAATCTTATAGCACTTGATGCAAAAGCACCAAAACTTAATGTGGCTAACGTGTTTCTAAACCTAATAAAACCATTATTAAGTATGTTGACTTGTGTTTCAAGCTTTTTAAGTGACGTTACACCCGGGGTAGTGTTTACGTCTACTGTATAATTCAAATCTGCCATCTTACTTTCCTTTTAATATTGCCGCTACACGTTTCTTAATGAACGCTTCTGTAGGCTTAGTCATACCATCAGGGCTTTGCTTACTGTAACCTTCATCTAATCGTTTAGCGTACGGGTAATTGGCATTGATAGTTTTACCCTGCAATCTAGTTTTACGCCTAGCATTACCACTACGAATAGGAGTCTCATCTACAAATTCTTGATAAGCTTCTTTTGGAACTTGTAGAAGTTTCTTTTGTACTCTTTTAAGACTACTTGTTATAGTATTAACTTTTAATGTTACAGACATTATTGATCCTTATTTTGATTGAACATAGCAACTAACTCATCTGTTGAGTAATCTGGAGCAGGAGCAACACCATTGTTCATGGATTTCTTATGATGATAATTCTCAAATGTTAATGCCGCATCCATAATATACAAATCAAATGTGTTGCTTCTTTCTAATACCTCGCTTGGTAGCATTCCATAACGCTTACCCAAACTATCAATCGTTAATATCAGTGCCATCTTTTCACTGTTAGGATCAATAGTGTCTTTTGTTACTTTCCCAATAGTTCAGTGACCTTCGCTATAGCTTTCATTAGTACATGTGTTGGAAGCATAGCATCATCTTTAAGGATTTCTTTACCCTTGTCATCTAAGATAAGTGTACGAACAACACTAATGATACCACCAGTATCTTGTCCGCTTGCGTTTGCTAATTTCATAAACACATCCATAGGCTGACGATCCCATGTCCAGAATTCTATTGGCTCACCAAATTCTTTAATGGTATCTTCGTCATCTATATGAACGTCTATTAGTTGGGGTTTTGCTGTGAGTTGAGATAATTTCATTTGTTTTCCTTATTAAATTATTATATTCTATTTATTCTTGTTTGTCAGTACCATCTAGTAACTGATTAAGCAATGCGATACGAAATGCCTGCTTTGCTTTTAATTGTCTTATTGTTGATTGCATACTGTCTAGCATGGGCATCATCTTTGCTTCATCTGCTAATAAGCTACGTAGCTTATCTTCATCGTTATGTAACCATATATTGTGTTCGTTGTTCATTTGTTTCTTTCTAATAAAAAAGGAACACTTTTTAGGGTGTTCCTTGATTTACTCAATCACTGATTAAGGAGGGTTAACTGCTGATACCATACTACCATTGACAGCTAGTGTCATTGGTGTAACCCAAACGGGTGCGTCTGGACTAACTGTTGGTGCCAAGCTACTTAAGTAACCTTGACCAGCATAGTAGTAAGCATTCGCTGTTGCATTGCCACCATTGAGTACTAGTTTCCACTGTACTTCAACTTTGTTATTTGATAATCCTGCAACACCGTATTCAGCGGCAGTTGCTGGAGATACTTGATCTGTACCAAAGTACACAGTACCATCAATAACCATGTTGACAGAAATTTCATTATCTGCTGGCGTAGTTAGTTTGTTCATATCACCTGAACAGAAATCAATGTATGAATAGATTCCTGTGCTGTTTGTGATAGTAACATCTTGTAAGCAAGTTACACTAAGTGCATTTGCTATGTTTCCCCAGTTAGCACTGCTGCTAATTAGGTCTGTACTTACCAATAGTGTTGGTTGGGTACCTGTTGTGTTTACCGTAATTCTTGCCATTTGATTTCTCCTTGTGTTAGGCTTTAAGTATTAAATTCCATGCGTAGCATTCTGAATGTCCAGGTATGCTTTTCTGCTTGCGTTGGTCCAAATGTGCGAACTTGATTAAAATCTCTTTCAAAGTATCCATCCATTAATTGCATGCCATCGTCTTTGATAGCTGTAACTAAATTTCCAATGATACTGTTAACAGCAACATTGTATGGATCATCTTGGTAAGAAACATATGTAATATTAAATTCGTCACTTGCGTTATATATTGCACCGCAAAATTGTATTCCTAATTGATTAGGATTTCTTTCTACTGTATGAACGTCACTTATGTAGACACCATATCGTACAACTTCACTATTGCTAGGGAAGTCTTCAAATATTGGTACGTTCCACGCTGTAGGTATGTCTCGTCTAACAACTTCAAAAATTTCATTTTGAGTAACTGTTGGACTATTCAATACACTATAAGTAACTTCAGCCATTAGAAATATCTCCTATCTCCATTAAAGAAATCAACGTCTGCTGTCCAATTTTCTTCAAGTTTTGTCGTTGGGCCGTTAGGACTATCCATGTATAAATCATAGAAGTTCATTAACTGCAACGCTTTTGTCCATTCATCTTCACATCGCTTTTTAGCAAAGTTATAATTCTGAACATCAACCTCATTCATGTTAGACACATCGGTTACTAATGATTCATAGAATACTAGTATTGCTCCGAATGTGTCTAAGCGAATTAATGTTTGATCGTTTTTAATGAGCAAACTTGGGTTGAAACTTGATATTAACTGACCGTCTGGCAGATTAGCATAATAGTAAGCACCTAGCACCGTGTCGCAGTATTTCTGCCACCATCCGAACTCCAACTTGTATAGCCACTCTTGTGAACCGACATTAAAGTATGGAGTCCAATCAACATTAAGAGCACTAGCCCTACGCTCCGCTGCCGGATCGTAGAACTGAATGTCCCGAACTGTTGCGTTTGATATTCGTTGAAATGGTACTGACATATTATATTATTCCTAGACTTAATTCAAATTAGGCTTGTTGAATGTTAATAGCTCCGCCTCTACGCAAGTCACCAACGCCAGATCCAAAATATCCAACTCCGGTTAACCAAATTTGCAAGCCACCTGGGATTTCACCAGTCTTAAGTTGCAAGCCTTCTTTCATTACTGTAAAGATTGCGCTGTCGCCCATATAAGCACCAACTAGTACTGGACAAGATGGAACACCGGCTACTGTGCGAGTAGCTGACTGCAAGAATGTTGTGAACATAATCATACAGCCATATACAGACTCAATACGACCACTAGATAGCAATTCGTTACCAAGTGCTGATAGATTTGAACCACCAGATTGTGAAGTTGCGCCACCTGTTAGTTCAGCCAACAAGCGATTCAAACTAGAACCTGTTTGACCAGCTGGTGTACCACCGAAGTAATTTGCATTACCATTAGAATCCATAACGATAACTGGTGTGCCAGGCATACGAGCTACTTTGAAGTTCTGCTTAACTAAACGAATAGTATCTAAAATGCTGTTGCTTGTGAAGCCTTCAGTATTTGTTGTTGGTGTTGCGCCACCAGCAATAACTTCCATAGCACCTAATTGCAAGACACGTGTGAAACCGTCTTCACTCTGTGCGTAGTTTGTATTGCCTGGAGTTGCTTTGAATGACAAGAATGCCTCTGTTACACGTTGGTCTACCTTCTCAGCAAAACTCTCACCTAATTCAGCACCTAGCGTTGCAGCCAATGTGAATGATGTTGTCCAGCCGTAGAAGATATCAAACGCTGTTTGTGCAACTGCAGGAGTTGCTGTAATTGTACCTTGTCCTAGTGATGGGTTTTGCATTACTGCATTACCTGCACCGAAGGCTCCGTTGGCACCTGAAGGATTGTAATCCTGATAAGTGATTGGTGCAAAGTTAGGTACTAAGAATGTTTGACCCTGTGTAGGGGCAACAACGTTAGTAAAGTTAACTAGACCGTTAGATTCGTGCATAGCACGTAATGCGAAATTTGAAATCGCTGTTGTAAAACCATCGCCCTCATTATTTGGGCCGCCTAATGTATATGCCATTATATTTTCCTTAAATTAAATTTTGTTGGCTTCAGAGCACCTTGCGAGTTGAATTAGATACTGTTGCTG